TCATTGTCACTAATCAAACAACACATTCACAACACTATGACTACTGCTACTTTGACTGACATGCAACAACGCATAAGCGAGTTGTTTAACATCGACAGCGTGTCTAAAGTTGACACCATCATCCAAGAACTTGAGGGCTATGGTATTGATACTGAGGAGAGATTAGATGATGCTTACTTTGGTTGTTATCATGACGAAGCAACATTCTGTGAGGACTTGTTAAGTGATGTCTACGCTGAACAGATTGAGGCAATGCCAGTATTCTTACAGACTGCAATCGATTGGGAATTAGTATGGCATCAAACAATGCAATATGATTACTTTACAATCTGCCGTGATTGCGAATACTATTTCTTCAATCGTAACTTCTAAATAACACATAAGCGGCATATGTGTCGCACTAAGTAATACATAGGCGGCATTATTGTCGCCTCTATTTGTGACTCACATTCAACACATTCATCAAGGACGCAGTTTTAAACTCATGATACAGCAACTACAGCTGCCTGAACCTGACGTAGGTGATTACATTCAAACATACAAAATAATAGTGTGGAATGAATCAGGAAATAAGTCATTATTAGAAACTGGTATTAGTAAAATGTACAAACCAAAGTACTTGCATGAGCACATTAACTACTTGCAAGAATGTAACCCTACTAAATCTTTTGAAATCTATGCCAACTGAAACCACTATCATCCTAGCTGTTGTCGGCATGTTAGGCTTATTTGCCACGGCAACAGTATTTCAACGATCCAATGAACACATAGGACTTTATCAGGATTCTTAATAAACGCCTTTTATTAGGAATCCAAGTATCGGCAGAGCGTGCTAGACTGTTGAGGCTAATCAAAGCAGCCCCATCACAACAAGAGAAAAACTAATGATCATCAACGGACTCGAAATCAAACCAGGTGCTGACCTTAGGTGGGCTAAACTTGAAGGTGCTAATCTTATGGGTGCTGATCTTGAGGGTGCTAACCTTAAGGATGTTGACCTTGAGGGTGCTGATCTTAGGTGGGCTAACCTTAAGCGGGCTAACCTTTATGGTGCTAACCTTACGGGTGCTAACCTTAAGTGTGCTGACCTTAAGGACGCTGACCTTAAGGGTGCTAAACTTAAGGGTGCTGACCTTGAAGGTGCTGATCTTTATGGTGCTAATCTTAAGTGTGCTGACCTTACGGGTGCTAACCTTAAGGATGCTGACCTTGAAGGTGCTGACCTTCTGGGTGCTAACGTAAAAGGAACTATTCTAGAGGACAACTAATGACCTGGACTAACTACATTTTCAAACACCTCATTCCGGCCTGGTTTTATTCGTTTAAATGTAACTTCTATATGTGGAGTGATTTAATGGCCGGTGATTATGAAGGTTATGCTATATTGCCTGGTGATGATCCTTACACTGAGTGTTATGAGTGGTTTTGGGCATCTCTCAGTATGGATGAAACCTATCCTAAGGAGTTCTTGGATGAACTCCAAGAAAGAGTAGACATGATTTATCAAAGCAAAATGACAAGAGGTTGACTAATGACACATGATACACACCCAAGCACACGTCCTACAAGCACTCCACAAGCCCCTACAGCAGGCTTTCAAACGCTGTGGGTACAAAGACAACTAAAGAAGCTTAGAGAGCGTACAGAGGCTCTCAAGGCACAGTACATCAAACCCAACGAGATTATTTAACCATGTCTTTTTTTAAGTGGTACAGATCAAAGCAAAAAAACAATCAATACAATAATGTAGCTCTTGAAAGACAATTGAATACATTAAATGATTTTGCATTGTATAATGTAAAAGAAGTAATGAGTAATGATATAATTATTACACATATGACTAACTTAAAAAGAGAAGAAGTGATAAAATATTGCAAGATGATTTGGTTAGAAAATTATCCAGCTACTTTTGTTTTTGAAACAGTTTTTAGGAATTACAAAAATGCAATCTAAATCATTAGATGATGATTACTTCATCAAGAATGCTATCTTATGTTTTCTTCATCACTATCCCAATCATAAATGGACTGCAATTTATGAAGAGTTAGCTAAACGTGACACATTCATCAAGGACGCAGTTCCCACTAAACCACGAACACGCAAAACAAATGCTAAAAAGACAGACAATTAAAACTTGGCGTTACACCACAACAGATGGTCAGGTGCAATGGTTATTAGCACCCGATTCAGAGCACGCTGTATGGGCTGCTGTTGAATTGTCCGGCGGCTCTGAGTACTTAAAGGATGTTTATTTAGACAATGATGAGTGGTAAAAAGCCTTACTTTCCAAACAATTGGAAACAATGGAAAGAAGTTCCTGATGAATTTCTTTATGCACCAACCTTTGAAGAGTTTGCTGATTGGAAACTTAGTGGTTGGGAGTTGCCTAGTTCAATATGTTGTATGATACGAGAGACAACATCTAAAGGTAAGATCAAAGAGTATGTCTATCAAAAGCAACATGCTGCTGAGAACAAGATCAGCAAACTAATGAAAACAGGTAACGAATTTGTTATCTGCACTGAAGATCAACTACACTTTATTACATACAAACAAGATGAGCCTGATTACGATTGAACAGTTTGAAGAGTTTAGTGAGGACTATCCTGAGCTAGCTCAATGCTACACATTCATCAAGGACGCAGTTACAGGTGCGTCAGTAACTGACACGGAGGACTTATTTGCCGACACCAGCACAGATCGACGAACAGATCCAGTTTGAGCGAGATGCTATTTCACAAGGTCTCAAACGTTTACATAAAAACATTTACGACTTAGAAAGTAAATCCTATGCGTCAGCTACTGTATACGGAGCTGCTTCTATTGATACCTTGTTGCCTCTTGTGGTTGCACGTATTGAAAGTACTACAACTAGGCTAAAAAAAGGTCAAGCAGGTAAAGCATTTAAAGAGATACAACAGTATCTTGCTGATGTTGAACCTTTTGCTGCTGCTGCTTTAGCTGTTAAACTAACGTTTGATAAAGTCTTTTCATATAAAGACAGAAGCAATGAAGCAGTTAATGTGTGTGATTCTATTGGTCTTGCTGTTGAGCAAGAGTGTCAAATGAGACACTACGAAAAACATGCACCAGGTTTACTGCACACATTAAAAGAAAACTATTGGCATCGTTCAATTGGAACACAACAAAAAATAGTTGTGATTCGTACTTTAATGAATCGCTATGAAGTTAAACAATGGAGTGCATGGGGCAGAGCTAATCGCATTAAACTTGGAGGCTGGTTACTTGATTGCATCATGCAAAGTAGCGGGTGGTTCGCAACAAACCTACAACGAGAAGACAGAAAAACTGTCCAATATGTTGTACCAACTCCAGAATTTCTTGAGATCAAGGACGCAGTAATGCGTGATGCTGAGTTATTCAGCCCACTTGCTTGGCCAATGCTCATCGAACCGAATGACTGGACACATGAAAAATGTGGTGGTTACATCCTAAATGAGGTGATGCGTGGTCATGATATGGTGCGTCGCGGTAACCCCTTACGTATACAGGGAGAGAGACCTATTGAGTTCTTGAATCGAATTCAGAAGGTTGCTTACCGTCTAAATCCCTTTACTGTGGGTGTAGCGGAAGAACTAGATAGATTGGAACGAGCTGTCGGTAAGTTTCTCCCTATAATTCATCATGACTTACCTCCTAAACCTGTAGATATAGAAACTAATAAAGAAGCTCGTCATAATTATAATAGACAAGCTGCTGAAGTTTACAATCTACAAGCTCAAGAGTTTAAGAAGTCATGTAGAACAAGAATGACAATGGAAGCTGTACAAAGATTTAAAGGTAGAGATAAATTCTTTATTCCTTGGTCTTTTGATTACAGAGGTAGAGCTTACCCAATTCCTGCATTTTTAACACCACAAGACACAGACTTTGGAAAAAGTTTATTGTCTTTTGCTGAACCAGCTTACATGACTCCTGAAGCTGAAGATTGGTTAGCATTTCAAGTAGCTACTACTTATGGTCTAGATAAAGCTACGATGCAAGAAAGATTAGATTGGGTAAAGAATAATACTCATCTTATAACTTGTGTCGCTAGTGATCCTATCTTACACATTCACGAATGGGAAACAGCAGATGAGCCATGGCAATTTCTTGCAGCATGTGATGAGTATTATCATTGTGTGCTTAAGTGTGATCGTCACTTTACAAGCTTGCCTGTAGCTACAGATGCTACTTGTAGTGGGTTACAAATATTAGCAGGTCTAGCAAAAGATAAGAATACTGCTAGTCTTGTTAATGTTTTACCGTCTGATAAACCACAGGATGCTTATGCTGTCGTCGCTAGTACTGCTACTCCTTACTGCCCTAGTTCTATCCGTAATCATATGGATAGAAAGGTAGTAAAACGTGTTGTAATGACCGTACCTTACAATGCAAAGCCTTTCTCTAATCGTGGGTACATCAGGGACGCACTAAAAGAAAAAGGTATTGAGATTGATAAAGATGACTTGACAAAAACTGTCATCGCTGTTAGAAATGCTATGGATGAGGTCGTACCTGGTCCTATGGCTGTCATGAGTTGGATTGAAAAGGAGGTTGCTAAAGCAATTGACTTGGGTAAAACAGAACTAACATGGTCTACACCATCTGGTTTTGTTGTCACTCAAAAACTCATGAAGAAAAAAACAATTCAGATTGAGTTACAGTTACTTGGTCGTTGTCAATTAAGGGTTGCTACACAAGATGACAAGGTTGACAAACAACACCACAAGAATGCAACAGCACCTAACTTAATACATTCACTCGATGCTTCCCTTCTCCACTTCAGCGCATTGGCTTTCAATGCACCGATCGCTCTCATTCATGATTCTGTATTGTGTCGTGCTACCGACATGTCTTCTCTCAGTGCAATTGTACGAGAGACATATATGCACCTCTTTGCCGAACACAATTACTTGCAAGACTTCGCTGACCAGATAGGCGCGGAGACTGACCCACCGATTATTGGAGATCTAGAACCTAGCTCCGTAATTGATTCCACTTATTTTTTCTGCTAATGCCACGTCTAATCCACAAAACCTCACAGCCTGTAATCCTTGAAGGTTATCAAGCTGTACTGAAACCAAGCAAGTTTGGTTATTCACTTGCTGCTCTAGTTGATCAATCAATGGTTGATGCACTAGAAGATGATAGAGTTGAATCCCTTAAGTGGGCTGAAACTAAACTAAAGAATCCTAAGCGTTCTACTCTTAAGCCTGAACCTTGGGAAGAAGTTACTGAAGGACAATACAAAGTTAAGTTCTCTTGGAATGAAGAATCTCGTCCACCTGTTGTCGATACTGAAGGGACAGTTATTGATGATGACAATACACCTTTGTATGCTGGTAGTCGTGTTAAGCTTGCGTTCTATCAGAAGCCGTATATCCTCCGTGATGGAGTTACGTATGGAACAAGCCTTAAATTGGTTGGTGTTCAACTGGTGTCTCTCAATGCATCAGCTGGTGTAGATACAGGTGATATGTCTGCAGAAAACGTTGCAGCACTCTTTGGTAAGACTGAAGGGTTCAAGGCTAGTGAGCCTAATGTAACGCCATCTGAGAGCACTGAGGACGACTTCTAGTGGCATTCCGATCAGGACTTGAAGAGCGCGTTGCTGATCTTATGTGTGAGCTGGGTGTTAAGTATGAATATGAATCTACTAAGGTTCCATATATCATCCAGCATATCTACACTCCTGATTTTCTATTACCTAATGGGATATATTTAGAATGTAAAGGTTATTGGGAAGCTGAAGACAGACGTAAGATCAAGAACGTAAAAGAACAACACCCTGAACTTGATTTACGTATGGTCTTTCAAGCACCATATAATAAAATTAGTAAAGGATCAAAGACGACATACGCTAAATGGTGTGACAAACATAACATACCTTGGACTTCCTTCCATAACATCCCAATCGACTGGCTCCTCTGAGTTTGTACGACATGAATCATGTAATAGTTGTGGCTCATCTGATGGTAATAGTATTTATACAGATGGCCATGGCTATTGTTTTGTATGCCATACTTACACTGATGGACAAGAAATAACAACACACATTCACACTAATTCTATTGTGCAGATCAAAGGCTCAGCCGAACGGCTGCAGAAACTCAAGATCAGTCAGAAGACTTGTGAGAAATTTAAAGTATATCGTGATGGGGACAAGCTAAGGTTTTACTATCACGAT